ACAATGAACTTAAGGACATACTCATCAACGGGTGAGAACACCAATCAACTTGTTTTAGCAAGTGACGGCAACGTTGGCATAGGTACTCTTAGTCCTAGTAGTTATTACGCCACAAGTCTAGTTGTAAGTGACGGTAATGACGGTGGAATTACTATAGTCGGCGGGACTTCTGATGACAGCTGGCTCATGTTTGCCGATGGTACTACTGGTGCGACTCGATATAGCGGGAATATCAGGTATGACCATGATAGTGATTATATGTCTTTCGGCACAGATGGCGTTTTCGACTTAGTGACCATCGACTCCTCCGGCAACGTTGGTATAGGTACCAGTAATCCGCAATACAGCACAGATTTTGTTTCTGCTAGTGACTCGTATGCTACTGTTGCAGCAGCGACAATAGGGGTTGATAACTTCACAGGGATACATTTTGGATACAGAGAAGAGGGGAACACCAGCTATCGCAAGTCAGGTATTGTTTTTGAGCGGACCACGTCTGCAGCGGTGGGCAAGATTCACATACTTAATGATATTGCTGCCGATAGTGGGAGTATGGCGTTATCGGATGCCAAGCTAACTATCTCAGATAATGGCTATGTAGGCATAGGTACCAGTAGTCCTGATGGAACGCTTCATGTGTACGAAGGCTCCGCTGGAAGTGTCACCGCAAATGCCAATGCTGATGAATTGACTATAGAGAGCGACAATGTCAACATGGGGATGCAGTTCCTCTGTCCCAATACTTCAAACAATAACATTTACTTTGGGGATGTTGATGATAACGACGTTGGATTTCTGTACTACAACCATCCAAACAACTTCATGGCGTTCGGGACGAATACCGTCGAAGCAATGCGAATTGACTCCAGTGGCAACGTTGGCATAGGTACTAATGCCCCATCTTCTGCGCTTGATGTGATAGGAAGTATTGAATATACGGGCACACTTATAGCCACTTCAGATGAAAGGCTAAAGGAGAACATAACAGACATAACTAATGCATTAAATACTATTACAGCATTACAAGGAAAAACCTTTAATATGCTAAATACTACTAATGTAGAGTATGGTTTAGTAGCCCAAGAAGTTCAATCTATAGTGCCAGAGGCGGTAAGAGTTATAGATATTGAAAATGGATATTTGGGTGTGAGTTATCTTTCTTTTATCCCTATTTTGATTGAAGCGACAAAGGAGCTCAAAGCAGAAAACGACCAAAAAAATGCTGAAATACAGCAACTAAAACAAATGATATATCAAACACAAGTAGAAATCGACTCATGGAAGGGGAAGAATTAAATGGCTCTAAGTAAAGATCGTCAGTTCAGAAACAGCTGGCAACGTCATGGAATACGCATACGCTATGTGGAAGAAACATCCCGATTTCTTAGACGCTCTCGACGTATAGGAGTTTTTTAAATGGAAAGCCAACTAACCCGAATGGAGAAGGAACTAATCCGGCATGGGAAGATATTAGATAACGGACTAAAAGACCGAATGGAAAGGATTGAGAAGGTAGTAGAAACCGCTCTAACTCCCCAACCTCCATGGCAGAAGTTCCTTTTCAAAACCGGAGGAACTTTTATTATAATTGCCCTCTTTACCGGATCTTTATATCTTCTTCTTCGGATCATGCCAGCGGATACGTTGATTCAACTAGTCCAGGCTATGGTAGGAGTTCTTTGATGATTAAGCTGGAAACTGTCCCCGAGACTGAGGAAGCTTGGTTTGAGATCTATGGAGATCCTAGAAGCAAAGGGGATAATGCTTCTACAGATTGGATAAAGGATAACCTTGATTGGTTTGCCTTACCTTTTAATCTATTCCTATCTTGGAACCATGAGCAGGAGATCGAATGGGGATATATGCACCGACGTATCGGCCCCGTGGTAGTGGATGCTTTAAAGGAAATGCTCGATAATCAAGGGATAGTTTATATCCGAGAGAACGGGCATGATAAATGGGGAGGATGTTTCAACTACCGTCCTCAACGGGGAGATTCTACTAAAATGTCTACCCATTGTTTCGGAGCAGCTATAGACATAAACCCCCATCTTGGGGGATTTAGACAAGTATCAAAACAACCTAAGTACATCACAGAAGCCTTTGTTAAACGAGGCTTCACTTATGGGGGGGACTGGTTTGTACCAGATGGGATGCACTTTCAAGCAGGGTTGGGATTATAGGAGAGAGAGATGAAGGCAGGTTTGTTACTAGGTGGAGTTCGGAATGGTACCTTTCAGAGGATTAATGCGATTTTCTGGAAAGATATCAAAAAGGGAAGAAGTGTTAAGAAGTTTCTTAAGGTTATAGGAGATGAAATAACAATCATCCAAGATCAATGGAATGATGTTATCAAAGAACACGGAGATGACGGGGAGAACCTTAGTCAAGACTCTCCTAACTGGGCTGCGGCTTCAAAGCTTTTTGAGGAAATAAGCGATCAGGATATAGAGCTCCCGGCTTCCCCTACTGAGATAACCGATGCAGATCTGGTATTCGTAGAAGGTGTGAATACCTATGATATCGAGATCCTCGAAGCTCTTGGATTACTAGAAGATGAGTAGCCCGGAGGCTATAGCAAAGCGACAAAGTAGAACTTGGAAGCTTACTATCTACTGGAGTGCTATGGTTCCTGTTATGATGACAGCACAGGTTCTTCTTACCAAACTTGGTATAGACATCAAGCTTCCTATCGCTGAGACAGTTGCTCTTGCGGGGGTGGTATCTGCTGCATATCTAGGCAAGAGGGCTATCCAAGCAAATAGGCAACAAGCAGGAGCATAGATTATGTCCGATGCCTTTATTCCAGAGAAAAAGCAAAGAAAATTCATTCGACCTCTGAATAAAGGTATTCGGAATGATCTGCCCTCTACTCAGTTACCTGATGGGGCATTTACAGATATCGACGGGTTCATAGCTCAACCCTATGGGCTTCGTCGTCGTCCAGCTACCTCCCGGTTTGGTACTTGGGAAGTAGACTATGCCCCTATTCAGGGGCTTTGGACGGTACGAGCAGTAACCGGTGCGTCTTACTCGGTGATCATGGATAATAAGAAGATCTATATAATCAGGACTGGAACAAGAACTGCTATAGATTGGACCTATGAAGTTGGTACAGTTACTGAAGGAGATACTGCGTATGATCTAGTAGGCAGTGGAACCTCTTGGTCTACTGGACAGAATTGGATTCTTGCTGGGGATAGGATATTTGTAACCGGAGAGACGGGGGATACGACTGAAACCAATGCTAATGACGTAGCGATAAAAACCTACATAATCGCAGCAGTAACGGATGATACGAATATAGTTCTTGAGACCCCGTTAGTAAATGCACCCTCTGGTGCTACATATGTCATCTACCGCTCTGTTGGAGCAAGTGCCATAGCTACCCCGGTTAATGTGAATGATACTCTTTACTTTGCAGATGGACAAAGGCCTATTCAGACTGTTACTAATAATCCTGCAAATGCCTGGGGGTTATTGAATAACGACAACTGGTGTCCTTATACTGTTGCTTATCATGGTGATAGGCTTTGGGCCGCAGATATCAGAGACCCAGAAGATGATCTTGGAGGGGGAATAGATCTACGCTATCGACAACGAATAGCCTGGAGTAATCTAGGTGTAGGAAACTTAGGAACCTTCACAGCTACTGATTTTCTACAACTCCCCTATGGCTTCGGGGCTGTTAGACGTTTAATGCCTATGAGTCAGTTTCTTATAGCGTACCTCACGGATTCTATCTGGTTCGGACAGCAGAGTAATCTCCCTTCTCTCCCCCTGCAATTCACTAAGTTTGAAACAGGAGGAATGGGATTAGTAACTCCCAAGGCAGTAACCGCCTATCTGGATGGTCATTTCTTCATAGGACAAGATGACGTATACTTCGTGTCGCAAAGAGGGGTACAACCGGTAGGGACACCGGTTGTTAAGGACATGCTAGCTACTGTGTCTTCTGAAGCTTCAGTGAGAGCGGTAACGGATTATTCCACCTCTACTGTTGTCTTTGGCATTCCTACGTCTGGGAATCAGATATCCCAGCTATGGCGATTCAATGTCAAAACTAAAGGTTGGTCAAATGAGGTACGAGAAACAAACTTCATCCAAACAGATACTATTCTTGAAACTATTAGTTGGGATAATCTTTCAGCGAATATCGCTCCTGATACTTGGCCGGGGTTTGGTACCTATTTTGCTAGTTGGAATACGATACTTACTGAGGTTGCATGGAATCAACAGTTATTTTTTAACTCTGGGGATCGGCTTTTTTATTACCAAGACGACTCCGGGTTATTAGATGCAGATACAGGACAAGTTCCTACAGGTAAAGTGATTACAGGGGATCTAGACTTTGAATCCCCTGATATCACCAAGACCTTTACTAGCTTCAGTCTGGAACTAGAATCCCCCCTTAACGCATCAGATGATTCTCTTAACATAGTCCTATCAGGGTCTGTAGATAAAGGGAAGAACTGGAAAGACCTAGGAACCTTAGTCATCCCCGCAGAACAAGATGAAGATGAAGTAAACTTTCGTATAACCGGAGCTCATGTAAGGTTTCGGTTAGTCCCTCAAGCAGCTGAAAACCATACCCCTTATACTCTTGGAGGTTTTGGTATTGTCTTTGCTCTCGTCGGAGATGAGGTACAGGGAAGATGATGGCTTTACCTGCGAATCTACACTTTCTTTCTTTTGATAAAGAGAAGCTTGGTAAAATCTGGGAAGAACTAAAAGACTTCTGTTGGTATCTAGGCGAAGGTGAATACTCCGATCCAGTATTTTTTACTAAAGTATTCACTGCACCAGATTCGGTTATACTAGAATCCTCCTATGGTTACTTTGTAATAGAACGGATCAAACAAGGGAATCGAGCAGAAGTACACCTACCCTTAACTGATCATAAACTCTCGGCGCATATACCTGATATTCAAGCAGGGCTTGTTTGGCTTTTTACTGAGTTTGACTTACGGCGAGTTGAGACGAATATCTATGGATTTCAACGAGCAGTACGAAGGTTTCTTACTAAGATTGGTTTTCAACATGAAGGGACTCTCCGTAAACGGGCTATGGTCCGCGGGGAGTGGAGAGACGTAGAGATGTATTCTATACTAAGAGAGGAGATATTTAATGGCTAAGAATGAAACAGACATAGGAAGCGACCTTGGAAGAGGAGGAGGAGGAGGAAGTACAAGGTCTTATAGCCCGATGTCTATTCCCACAACATCCGATGAGTTTTATGAACAAGTGAAGACTATTCTTGATGAGACTTACCCCATCAAACCTGAGGATAGTTTCAATCCCGGTGATTATGAATTCAGTAATGTAGACACCGGGTTTGGTGGATTTAACAATAAAGACCTTAAAACTCTCCTTGGAGAAGTCCTTGAATATAGTGTTGGAGGAGATATAGATCCCTATATGAAAGTAGGCTCTGCTTCTGATATTGAAAATGTAAACCCCTATACTGATACTGCATTTAGCAATGCTTACGGGGTGGCAGACGCTTCCGGAGGAGCGTTGAAGGATATCTTCTCAGGAAACACCCCAAAGTTTATGCAATCTATAATGGACAGAGCAGCACAAAGTGCAGGGAATATCTATTCTTCCGGGAATGCTCTTTACTCCGGGGCTGCACAGGAGAATATAACCAACGCAGCTATGAAAGCAGGGAATGAAAGTCTCTCTCAGTATATTAACTCTGCTAGTGAGGCTTTCCAAGGAGCATCGCGTATAACCGGGGGTATAGGGCAAGCAGAGTACTTCTCTCCAACCTATACCCAAAATCCCTTCTTCATGTCTCCCAGGGAAGCTTGGAGTCTGGATCAAACCGGGACAGCAAATGCAATGACAAACATAACAGGAGCTTTGAGTTCTGGAGCTAATATCTTTGGAGCATTGAAGCCGAAGGGGATTTAATGGCAGGAATAAACATCGCGGGTGGTAGGAATCTAGACGATCAGGCTATAGCTCAAGCTGCTCAAGCAGGACAAGTAGCTGCTCAGGGATGGGCACAAGTAAACGAGGGGTTTAGGCAGTTAAAACAAGCCCGACAATTCGATGATCAGATGAGGCAGAATCAAGCTCAATTTGAAGCGGCTCAAGAACTTAAAAGAACCCAATTTGAGCTCTCCTATCAAAATCAACTTTATGAATTTGATAAAAACTTCAGCTTGGCTAAGAAAGAGTTTGACTTACGAACAGAAACTCTAGCCTTTGACAAAGAAAGACACATAGAGCAAATCCGTCAATGGACAGAGACAGAGAATAGACTCCGAGCTACTCTTGCTCTTGATACCTCTATATTCACAGAAGCTCAACGTATCCAACATGTCGCTGAAATCAGTGGGTTTATCTTTGATACCTTTGGGAATATCCGAGATGCTGCACGGGATCAGTATGGCTCTAGAATGGTGGTTGCTTTACTTAAGGCTCAAGGCTGGGGAGATGAAGACGCTGAGAACTTCACTACTATGGCCGGGAGGTACATGACAGCAGGAGACATGACCCGAAAGGATTGGATTAATGGCATAGAGCATCCTGAGATCATGCTTAGAAATCTTGAAACTAACATTAATGGTCGAGTAGAAGATGGGAATACTGCTCTTGCTGCTGAAGCTTTCCAAGGCACAGGAGGTCCGGGAGCAGCAGAAGACTCTGCAGATCCAGAGGATAACCGCGGTGCTGCTATAGAGGGTAAACCGAGTTATGTTCAAGAACCTACAATCGGAGATCCTGAGACGTTTTCAGATGTCTCTATGGTTACTAACTCCTCCATGGCAGGTCCTGCAGAGGAAGCAGCAGATCGAGCTCGGGGTGGTACTATCTGGCAAACTATGAACCCTATCAAAGTTGCTGAGTATATCCTAAATCCTGCTAGTGACCTTGTAAACAACCGAGCCTCTACAGATTGGAAAAACCCATACTATGCCCAACTCTACGCTGCTGATCCCTCTGCTCTTGCATTTGCAGCTTCTGTTGAATCTATTCCATTTAAGTTTCGTAGAAACAGGGGTTATGTTTCTCATGATAACCCCCAAGGGGTAGGTGCACGGTTTGAAGCTAGACGACAAGCAGCTGAAACAGCCTTGAATCACTTTGAAAACCTTAATGAAGAAGAATTCAAACGTATCTTTCCAAACCTCTCGTATCAACCAAGAGCAGTAGATAGTTATCTTAACAAAGAAGGTATTCTTTCCTATGATCCAAACTCCCCGCTAACGAGTCAACCTGAGTTACATTATTCATCTATAAAACCTAATACGTTTAAAGAACCATATATCCTTGGTGCCGAAGTAATTAGGTTAAAGGCTCCTGGCACTGCAGAGAAAGTAGATATCCTTAATACCTTTAAAGGACAAATAGAGGGTGTTGATCCTACTGCGATCCTTCGAGAGAGAGCAACGGCTCAACCCTTTGATTATCGAACCCTGCAAAGCATCTTCAGCGGTGACGTTGATTCCAACGCAAACGAACAGTCGGACCCGGTCGTAAAGTCTGCTCCTTTTGAGTCTGGATATTCGATACCCATTGGTAAATTAACATCTACTTCCATAGAAGAACCAGAGCCTAATACCTTTACCCAAACGCAGCAATCTCAACTCGATGCTGCTTCTGGCTTATCATCAGAAGATGCACAACAACCATCAGAGAATGCATTTCAGGAAGAGATGACTCGTATTCGTGGGTATAAAGATGAAGATCATTCTAATGTCGGGCCACGGGATATGGTAGGAATCCGAAAACGAAATGCATACACTCAACGGAAAGCAAAAGGCATGAGATCTCCAGTTATTACCCCTTCTGGTACTCCGATAGATACAACTCCTTTCTTTTCAGTAGACGGTCCTGGAATAACCAGACTTGAAGCCCGAGCAAAAGGAACTGGAGCTAAACCCAAACAGGTAAAAGCTATTGCCTTCCATGCAGTTGAAACAGAAGTGCTTACTCGCCTTAGAGAAGCTATCGCTTCGATTAAGGTCCCTGAAAACAAACCATCCATACTACCACCAGTACCGTCTGATTACCTTGGGAAGCTTACTTCTACTATGCTTCGTTCCTTACCTGAGGAGATTATGGCAAATGCTGACATGACTCCAGGGTATATGCGAGCCGCTACCTCCGCGGTAATAGACGATATGAATGATGTATTTAAGAACAATACCTCAGTAGAACAAACAGCCCAACGAATACTCTCTGGGTATTATGCTGTTGGTAATGATCTTACTCGTAGGCTTACTACCTTTGGGTTATCTGATTCTGAGAAGGATATAGTTGAAAGTGCCTCTCAATTCAAAGAGAATCGACTTGCTTTCCAAGCTAGTGTCGAAGCACAAATAACTGCAGATACTTTACTTAATGAGAACAAAGGTTATGAGTTTGCACTCGATAACTTATTCAAACTCCTCCAGCCTATCATTAGCAGTCTTGAATTCATGGAAGACCCCGAGTCTTTCTTAAGTAAACCCTTCTTCCGAGGGCTGTTTAATGAGTATCAGTATCTTTCTAGTACTATAACTGGTATTCCACTAGAAGCTGATGAGATGACATATAAAAAATGGGCCCTTGCTATTCCTCAACACTTCGCTGTTCTAAAGAGCTCTGTTAGTAGTTCCGTGGCTAGACATCAAGCTCAATCTGCTGGAGAAGCAACACGACAGGATTCTTTAACAGATGAGGGTCAGAATCTCACAGAAGAATATAAACAAGACTAACAGAGGTATCTATGTCCCTAGAGGAAAGAATAGAAAGACTTCGTGCTGATCCTAGATTTGCTCGTCTTCCTTATACAGAACAAACTGAAGTCATGGGTCAAGTCATTGGAGCAAGAGCACCGATAGACTTGCCTAGTTGGAATGAAGCGTCTACTGAAGCCAAGATGCAATTCATGCGACAAGCTTTAAATAGAGCCCCTGCTCTTGAGAATAAAGAAATGCAAGAGAAGATCGCACAAATGGGAGCACAAATCCAAGGAGGGGATGAGGGGGCTATACGTCAAGCCTCTAACTTCCTTATTCGTCGTTCTGTTTACTCTCGTTCTATCGTGGCAAATCTCCTTGATGAACATCTTTGGTCTCCTTTCATTGCTAAAACCATGGAAGGAACTGAGGAACTTAGAAATGAATCTATAATTAACCTTCCTCTAGAAGACGAACTGCGAGTAACTGACTATTTTTCTTCTCTTATTAATCAAGATAAACAGGTGTCAAGACGAACTAAGATCATTGGTACTATAGCCGGTCTTGGAGCGCAGTTCGCTGAGATCTTACTACTCTACAAGGTTGGGGTTGGATTTACTCCTGACAAAGCAGCGGGACTAGGAAAGTTATTCACTTGGCCGTTTGAACGAGTTAGACAAGTAATGGCTAATACTCCTGCAACTGAGACACTTCTTACTTTTGGTAAAGGGATATCTCATGCAGCTGCGGGAGGAATTGTAGGAGCTATGCGAGAGTTCACCCTTGATGCTCTTGAAGGTGTGCAATACGATGGGAACTTCCAAGAAATGGCAGCTAATGCCAAGACATACTTTGGAGAATACTTCCTAGGGGATGTTCTTGCTAATATAGGTGGAGGCATCGTTCTTCCTATGATCCGCGCTAATGCTAGAAACTTTACTAAAGGCTTTGGGCAGTCTGATGAGATATTGAAACACTTACAATCAGGAGACCTTAAGACCCTTGTGCAAAGCATTGCCAAAATGGAAGATGTTCCTGACGTTCTCATACGCCAAATGCTCCCAGAAACCAAAGCAAATCTTAGATCTATTCAGAACGGTATCGCTACCTTTTACAAACTCGGTCGGATTAATGCAAATGAACTCTCTGAGGATCTTATTAAGTCTATCGCTACTGCAAATCACTTCGGAGTAAAAGCAACAGAAGCAGGATTTGAAGTATGGAACTTCTTTGATCCAACACAAAAGGCAACTCTCTCTAGTCTTGAGGAACTTTCTAGCTACCTATCCGAGACTATACTTAAGGAAAAGAATCGCATTGCAATAGAGCTTACTGATGCCACAGTACGAGGTGCGGGGTATGACCATCTTCAACTCCGAAAGGTTATTAAACAGAATCTTCCTCTAGACCAAGCGGATAATGTAGATCTTCTTACTACTATCCTTGCCCCTCAAGGGGGAAAGTTTACAAGTGCAAGACTTCGGGACTTCTCTCGAGGGTATATAGGGTCTATGAATGGCGACGGAGCTTTGGTCCGAGGCCTTCAGGTAGATGAGATAACCAAGTCCGGTAGAACCTATCTTCGACTTAACTCTAATGGCAAAGAGCTAACCACTATTCGTAGTGGCCCCCTCTCTGCTGCTGAAGAATACAAATCTGTTCAAAAGATAACATCTGCTCTTAATACTCTTGCAGATGATATAGGATTAAAAGGTACTAAGAGGCTAGTTACTTCTGAGTATGTAGCAAACCTAAACAAGCTTTCTCTTTATACCCCTGGCTGGTTGGATATAACAGCTAGAACGAATCTTGATGCTCATATAACCCGACGAGGAGAAGCCTACCTTCTGGCTTTTAATGATCCCAAAGTAGGGACAATAAGCTTCTCTAACCTTGAGGAAATTGGAGACTTTATACTCGCTAAGGCTACTACTTTAGACGAAGCTACACACTACCTTGCAACTAGCGAAGGTCTTACTTTGAAACAATCAGACTCTGGACTTAAGCTCTTTGATTCCGGTAAGAAAGAAGTCTGGAGTGGTACAACTGTAGAAGAACTCCTTCTTACTCATCCGGAGTTTATGCCTAAGGCTCCTGCAGGACTTGGACCTACGGTAGGTGTTATTGTCCCTCCCGGTGGGGGGAAAGTCCAAGGACAGTTACGGTATGTAGAAAAAGCTGTCATTGGTTCTTTTGAAGATGTCTCAAAACATTTTGCTCAATTCAAAAACACATCCCTTCCTGCAGAGAAAGTGAAACTCAGTCCTTCTGGTGCTACAGCATCTTTCACTAAGAAAGGCCGGAATGAGATCTGGGAAGTCTACTACCCCGAGGTAGAGTATCGGGGTCAATTCTCTAGCCTCGAAGAAGCGCGAGACTTTATTAAAGATGCTCCTGATAGTTTTCGACTTATGGAAGATATTGCTCACGAAAAGGGTATGCAGTTAGACATGTTCGATGGAGATTTCTACCTATTAAACGAACTAGGAGAAGTACAACGAGCACAGACTGTTATAGAACTCCAAAAACTCCTTGCTGATGTCCCTACTCCTGCTTGGGCTCCGGAGTTAGTAGCTAATATTCAACCCGCAGGAGCCCCACAAGGGAATGGTTGGAAGCCAAACCCGATAGAAGGTCGGACTTTGAAGACCATGCGGAAACAACGACAGGCTTTTTCAGAGCTTGCTGACTTTATGAAACCTACTGAATCTGTATTCGAAGATGCAGTTCGATTCGGTGGAGGAGAGGAATATCTAGAGCTATTTCGACAGGTAGAAATAGGCCTTCGAGCAGTAAATGGCCGACAGCAAACTATAGGCCGAGCAGCTCATACTATTTTCTCAGAAGGGGGCAAGACTTTCCCGGAAGAGATCATGCAAAAGATAGGGTTACTTCTTGAGACTGACGAAGCTAAATGGATAGAGACTATTGCAAAACTTAACCTAGAGGACAAGCATGTTACCGCTGCTCATTCCTTTCGGGAACTCCTAGGTACTTCGTCTGATACTGGACTTGGTAGGCAATTCGGAGTAGCTCCTAGGAAATGGTTAGAAAACTACGTACCTCATATTCGTAAATGGCTTGGAGAGAACCCTACTAAGAACTTAGATACTATGGAAAGCACAGATATCTTAAAGGAGATCTATGGGGGAAACGTACCTGAGGATCTGATTTCCTTTTTCAAGTATACCCGTAAAGCAGATCAGTTTATGAATCTCGTCCGAGAGCGGAACCCACTTAAGCTTTTACTCAAGTACTCAGCTACTGGTAATAGAGAGCTTTTCCTAGGTGAGGCATTTGAAAAGATAAAAGCCTTATCGAGTAATATAAAAAACGTCCCTCAGATAGATGCGAATCAAGCTATAAAACTACATCTGTATATGGAAGATATCATGTCTGTTCCTACAGGTAGTGAGACCATCATGCGACGTCTTTCTCATAAGCTATATGCAGCTTTTGGGCTTGATAAGGCAGATGCCAAATCCCTTCATGAATACCTAATGCTCATGGGTTATGGGGCTACTATGGCCTTTCGACCTTGGTTGCCTATTCGTAATACTTTCCAGACTTGGACCACTCTAGCCCCTATTATTAATAACAACTATGTCAAAGCAGGGTATAAAGATGTGCTAAATGATGTAGATGGAACTATGTTCGACGAGATGAGACGAACAGGGCATCTTACTACAGACCAACCTATATTCGGAGGAGATACCTTAGTAGACAACCAAGGGTTTCTCGCAAAGCTTATCCGTAAGGGTCTTAAGTGGTATAGAGGTTCTGATGATTTAGACAGAGGGGTAGGTTATGCAGGAGCCACACGTAAATTCAATGATGCAGTAGAGAAGTTCAAAACCCGAGGGTTAACCCCTCAGGAGTTCTCTAGTGAAATCGGCCTTACCTTTTTTGATCCAACATTGCAGAATAAAGTATTGAATGCTATAGGCACAGGAGATTGGGAAGTAGGGCTCGACATCTACCGTCGAGCCGTAATAGATCGGGCTTTCTTTCCTTATCGTCCGGGTATGACACCTTTCAGAGGTGTAATGGGCAAGGTGTTTGGACAGTTTGGCTTTTATCCTATGTACTACGTAGACAACATACGTAAAACTATGTTGAATGCTACATGGCCAGATAAACTTGCATTCGCAGGTACTATGACTGCAAACTCTCTTTTGATATATGAAGGGTTTAAGCAACTAGGTGTTGAAGCTAAGAACTTCCAACCGTGGAATCCTATGTTCTTCGCTGGAGGCCCTCTTTATCAAATGATGAACAATGCCATGCAAGCCCCGAGTGCTATATGGGGTAATTACAAAGGCCGACAGGCAGCAGCGGAACTCCTAGGACTTTCTTCTAAAGACGGTAAGATTGTATTCAACCCAGGGAAGTCTGAACTCGGTAAACTCCTAGTCCCGGGTTCCTTTCAGATGAAAGCTATGGGGAAAGCCTATCAAGCTTTGGCAGATGGAGATATACAAGGGTTCTTTCTCCATCTTACCTCTGCCCCAACAACAGAGAACTTTTAACTCTTTGATCCTTGGAGCATATGCTTCAAGATCAAGGTAGATCCTTTTATAACTCGAGTGCTGTTGTCTTTCAGGAGTAAGGTAACGGTTCCTTCAAAGGAATAAGGATCTATTCTAATACTCTCTACCTTCTCTATTCCTTGTAAAGGAAAAGGTTCTCCTTTGGTATTAAATGCTGCCCCATACCCCTCGGTCCAAGGGAGCTTTTTAATCTTATCCTTGGTAGAACTTCTTCTTCTCCAGAGATAGGACTTAACTTCATCCGCGGTACACCCCGTCAAGTTCGCTATTAGGCTTGCGCTCCGGGGTAGGGGTTTGTTCGGATGCTCCCGGAGATACATCGCTAGACATCCGTGATGATAACCTTTGTTCGATGGGGATATCCCGCTCTTCCTCCCCCGTTTCAAGATCATCCCTTTCTTCTTTAGGTATAAAGCTAGGGTCTTCTTCCCGATTCCTAGGCGTTGGCTCGCTCCCTCTAGAGTCCCCGTTTCCCGATATGCCATTGCCATTTCCTCGATACTTATCTTCGATGTCGCTAGTGGATAGGCCACTGAGGTTCACCTCTCTTTTGATCCATATATACTTCTCCTTTCCCTTGCTTGAAGGGTTTGTTTGTTTTTTCCCGGATTCATCTACTATTCTTACCTTGCCTTCTTCATGTAGTTGCTTAATGATGTTTCCTACTGTTACTGCATTGCACCCATATGGTGACATAGCGGTTAGAAGGCTTCGTCTTTCCTTGGCGGTTTCTCCCCGTATTAATCCTTGGATCCTGTTATACCACTTGGTCCATTCGGAAGCATTGGTATTCTCCATGGTATAAAGCGAGTCTGAAAAGGTAGCATTCAATATCCCTTGTGCCTGTTGGAAGTCTAACAAGGTGATGATACGTGCTTCATCTTCTCCTACTACCCCTTCATATCTTTGTGCTCGGAGAATGATCATGAGTTTAACTAGATGGTTATCCATTCTGGTTCGCATGCTTATGCTTTTCTCGTCCTTCTTTTTGGTTAGGCCTTTCTTAAAGGAATGATACCACGTAACATATGCCTCCTTTGCTTCTGGGCTAAAGTTAAACTCCCCTACTCCCTTTTCTGCTACCCAGGCAAGTCTCATTTGCAATTCTGTTGGCCAATCTATTCCTCCTCCGTCAATGTACGTAACAGGGAGAGGGATAGGGAAACTTCTAGTAGGCTTCTCACTTGAGACAATAACGATTCTAGACATAAACCCGGTTCCAAAGGCTTCTGTTGGGATAGAGTTTTCCAATCCATCTCGAGTTGTTGCTCCGTAAAGGGTAACATATCCGTTTCGATATTCTTGCTTGCCTCTGGTAATTGTTCTTTCATCATCTATATCCTTGCAGTCATATAACTTTGTTAACCTATCTATCAATCCCATGTTGTACTTCTGCTTACCTAGGAAGGTACTGAGCTCAGAAACTATGAGTGCTACTTGACTCCCCCGATCCAAGGAGTAGGTTTTTTTGGTTTCTGGGTCATACCATTCTCGTTGTTCTGCTTCGAGTGCTAGGCTTAGGGCTTCTGGAGTTGACTTCCGGACGATGTTTATTTCCTTCCTATTCTGCATAATTGACCCTGCAAAATGCGTATGATACTTGCTCAAGATCTGGGTATCCCCATAGTCTACTACCGTTGATTTCCCAAGGATTCTCGGTGGGCCTACGATGACTATGAAGAAGTTCGGAAATATCTTAGAAGGATACCATCGAAGGTAACTGTCCCTTTTCAGGACTGAGGATATGAGGAATATCCCACTCCATAGGGCAAACTTACTCGGGGTCTCTACCCCCCGGACTGAGGTAGTGAAGTCTGATAGAAACCCCCCTTCTGGTATTAGGTTATCCCATTCTTCCTCCTTCCAGAAGACCTTTAGCTGGTCCTTGTTGAAGACTATTGGTTTTCCTTTCATACTTCCTCTGAGTTATACAAGTTCATTGCAGTCTCTATTCTCAGGGATTCTATACAGATAGACTTTGCCCATTCTAGAATACCGAGTCTTCTAACTACACTCTTAGTCCTGATCCAGTGGATCTCTAGAGTAGAACTCCCATCTCCGTCCTTAGTTTCGTATATCTTAACTATTAGATGTTTGGTTCTTTTGCTCATACTTCTACTTCCTCAAGGGTACCTAGGCTGTGTCCTACCTCTGTATCTACCGGGAAGGTTCTCATAGCCCCATTAATAACAACTGGTTCTTCCATGTGTTTCTTCATGAACGCTATACAGGCTTTGGCATCCCCTTCTGGTACCTCCATAACTAACTGATCGTGTATTTGCAAAACCAACCTCCAGTTATACGGTTTCTCCTTATAGATCTCTATCGTTGCTCGGTTTATGACTGCTGCTGCTCCTCCTTGTATTGGGGTATTAAGGGCTTGTTTCTCTATATCCCGGTCTCTACCCATGAGCTCTCTCTTTCTACCGTTGAAGACTTCTGATATCCGGGTGTCTATTGCTTGTTGTTTAACCTTTGCTGCCCAGCTAGAGTAGCCCGGATGCGCGGCCATCCATCTCTGTTTCGCTATGACAAACTCTCCAAACTTCAACCCTAATGCCGGGGCTTTCATACTGGTCTTCTCAAACACCTCCCTATCCCCTCCTCCGTACTGTATGGCCCCGAATTGAAACACCTTCGCAGCAGATCTTGCTAGTTTCCATTTCTTATCTTTCTCGTTTAGGTTAAAAAGCGTCTTTGCATTATCATCATGCAAATTCACCCCCGTCTCTAGCATCCGTATCAAGGGTGCGTCCATGGTGGTATAGGCTAAGATCCGTACCTCCAGATTGCTATAATCACACGACACCAAGACCTTCCCCTTGGAAGCCGTGAATACCTCACGGATCTCTTTTCCCACACTGTCCTCATCGTCCTTTTTTGGGAGATTCTGAAAGTTTGGATCTCGAGAAGATAACCTCCCAGTTGCAGTCCCATGGATAATAAATGACGTGTGGACCTTTCCGTCCTCCCATGTATCGTAGCTTGTATAGGTAGATAGAATCTTTCCGACCTGCCTGTACTCACGATATAACTCAAGCCAAGCATCTTGCCTATCATATGCCTTCAACTCCTCTATATGCGCTTGTTTGGGTTTTCTGAACTTAGCCATGTCTGTTCTTCGCTTTCCCATGGCGACGGCAAGAGAGAGGAAAACTTGCTCATCTGCCCCGTCTGCTCCTTTGTCAGTCTTTCTTGGCTTCCATCCTTTTGGAATAATAAGGTGTGGAGTTCCTGTGGAGATTTCCTTGAGAGCAGCAAGCCTCTCATACGTTGCGGTCCCTTTCTTGCGTAGACGAGGTTTGCCATCTTTCGTGTGTTTGGTACACGTTTCTGGCTCATACTCCTTGAGGGCTTCAAGTTTTTTGAACTTGCTAGGCGGTGTCGAATAGGCAAGCCACTGCATGTCATGGGCTGAGTCGAAGTTAAAGGCGGGGGGGATTTTTCCAAGAGAGCTTCTCCTAAGCTTTTTATCCAATCTAACGAGCCTTCGCTCATACTCATCTTTCACTTCCTCTAACCGTTTGGTGTCTAGCCTTAAGCCTGTTTCCATCATTTCCCCGATAGGTGCCAAGAGGGGGATGACTTCGTTTTGGTATAGCTCATACACCCCTCGTTCTTTGGCATCTTCTATCATCGGCCCTAGGACTTGGTGTAACACTACGGTATCTCGTAGATTATATATCCTCAGGTCCTCGTCACTCATATCCAATGCCCGGCCTTCTCGGTCGGAGAAGATACTCTTCCATGCCGGGGTATCCCCATAAATAGATACGATGTATTGCAAATTATGTGCTTGTTCCGGGACGATGGTGTGATGGAGCAACATGGTATCATGCTCTACATTCTCGTAGCTAATGGTGTAACCTTTGCCTTTTAGGTATCCAACATCGAATAGGGCATTTTGAAACATCAACCGTCCCTGTTTGAACAGGGTATTTAAGCTATGCTGCACCCTCGAGTAACCGTCGTAATCAAAATAACTCTTCCCTCCTTGGGAAAGAAACGGTACTGAAATCCCATTCTCCCCATCTCTCGCGAGCCCTATGACAATGACCTTTGAGTACTCCCTATTAAGTCCTGAGGTTTCAATATCCACCCCAACTACAACCCCATCTAGTAATGCATCCTGCACCCAGGCTTCTACCTCTCCCGGAGTAGGGAATAGGTTAAAGTTTTCTTCCGGTGGTACCCAGCCTTGTTCTCCTATCTTCATGGCCTTCTGGATATCCGATACCCATGTGACCTTTTTATCTAGAATCGAGTCATCTCCCTTTTTTCTGCTCATTTTTCCGAAATAATTCGGATGATAGGTAGGTACTGCCCATAGATTCCCAACCTTGTATACCGATCCTCGGGTCTTCTCTATCCCCCCTTGTGTTATGCCAAAGTAATTCGCAGCATCCCAGCCTAGAGGGACTATGACCTTGACTCCGGCTTTCTCGAGAGCTTTTAATTCCTGCTCTATGCCTGGGCCACAGGCTTCTATTGCCTCTATGACTTCAAAACTATCCCAGTTTCCCTCTGGTGGCCTACAAGGAAGGATATTACTTACCCAATGCCTACTCCTCTCAATACCTGCATGTAGCAATACCCAGTTTAGGTATGTTCCTGAGGTCCCGTTGAAGGGTTCTTCCTTTTCCTCATCTGCCCTTGTTGGTGCAGTACCATAGAAGGCTACTACTCCGTTGTGTCCAATACTCCCGATTCCTTGGACCTTTTTTCTCCCTTCTAACGGACAGGTACTGCATTTGCTTAATGATCTTGTAAATTGCATCCTCTATACTCATCACAGGACTAGGGAAAGAACCAAGGCTATAGCTAGCATCAAGGAGCCCCCTGCTAGCAAGGTGCTCGTAACCTTCAAATCCTTGATCTCTTCTTCTCGGTTAACTATTCTATTCTCTAGCCCTTGGCCCCAAAGTTCTAACGCTACAATATGCTCTTCTCTATCCACAACCTTGGCCTCCACGATATCTAATTCCTGTAGGGCTAGTATCACTGCCTCATGGTCATGCTCAGTGTAGTGATACACCCCTTCTTCCTGACTCCAAGTAACTGCTCCTAGGTTACTGGTTATTGACGTTAAAATAACCGCAATGGCTAATTTACTTTTTAAACCTATCCAGCTTGGTAGTAACATGTTCTGCTTTCTCCTTATTACTCATCTTTGCTACTGCTTCCTTTTCTACTGCTATTTTCACCTTTGCTTTCTCTTCCTCTACCCTACCTGCTACGGGCATAGGTCTATTGAAGTTCTGTTCCTTTCTTGTTCTTTTTATCCATGCTTCGGTTAATCTCAAAGCCGCATACAACATCACGGTCGCTACGATTCCGTAGACAAAGCTAGTAAAACTCATTCAACTCCTCCTTCTTTAGCAACAGTATAAAACCACAACCCCCTCAAGGGGATGATCAACAACAACCAGAGATAGTTATTTAATATAATCGCAGGGATTAAGCATCCTCCCGTTACCCCTACGTCTAATAATAAAATCGACATGAGCTTTCCTAGTTTCATGCCGGTTCCCCTACAGGGACTATGGTTTCGAGAGTTATCTCCGGCTTTAGGTGTACCACCCATCCATACTTAGCTTGAAGTATAAACTCCTGAATACCTTCTGGGGTTACTGCCTCCCCCGGTACAAGATATAATCTAGGAATAACTTCTCCTTCTGAGAACACAACTTCCTCTACCCCATCTGCAACCATGTCATACCAAAGCTCATGTACTGCAAACCCTAGCCATTCTGGTTCACTAGTGATAGCTACTACTTGATCACAACTCTTCATCCAGTTGAAGTACTTCCTTCCTGCAGTTACCGCTCCAATGATATACTTTGAGTTCTTCAAACTCTGCATCAAGGTCAGGATAGAGATATCATTTGCTTCAGTAAAGGTTCCTCGAAACTGCACTGCTCTCACTACTCCTTTCTTTTGCTTCCTGATTGCTATTAATATATCCGCTATTTCTTCATCACTTGCCTCCTCCCCTGAGGTCCAGATAGTAAACGCCGGTAAGCCATTGCTACTCCCCCCCTCTAAGGTTCCATAACTAAGTCCCGATAGAAACATCACCAGCTCCTTCTACGATACCAACTATTCCATCTTCCTTTATTAGCATTTCATTTTTCTCCTTATCTACTATCAATCCTACATAGTTGTTATATAAAACTGTTTCTCCTACTTTCAAGGAGGGGGATACCACATCCGGTCCTATTGCTAGAACTAGCGCAATGAATTGATTCTGTCTAAACCTTTCAGGTACTATAATACTCCCCTTTTGTACCTTCCCTTTATAGGGTCTTATTAATACTCTACTTCCAACGGGTACTATCACTTCTTCTATCCTCCATTAATACCAACACCCCCTCCCAATCATATCTCCAATAAGGTACTAAAAAGAAGCAAGGCGGGGAGAAGGGGGGTACCTCCCCAGACCTTGCTAGTAAGGGAGAGGAAGCAACGCTTCATCACCTTATCTATCTTGAGAGAAACCATTTGATCCTTCTCCAGATAGATATCTTCTCCCTTTTCTCTCCTTTGATCCCTTTGTACTTACGGGAGAACTGGTTATACTCCACAAAAAACACCTTCTCCATATCTCTCTTTGTCCTTTCATCCGGACCAAAGCCTTCTATTTTAATTCCCATCCCTTTCTCTTCTCTCTCCGAATAGAATGTTCTTCAGGGTTACTGAGAACGCTACCTTATGCAGCAAAGGGTAGGCTTCACTACTCATCACCCCCGTAACCGGATCAAAGTACATCCCCCATAGCTTTACATACGCATGGTGTGGTAGGTAGTTTTTTAGATCTATCACTACTAACTCCGCTTCAATACCCTCCATCTTGAGTAAGGTTACTAGGAGGCTACTCATATCTGCGCAATCCCCTCCGAGGCGTATGGTATCTAGGGGTTCTAGGATCTCATCTTTCGATACCACATACTCAATGCTCTCATGTATCCAGATGTTTAGTTCTCTTGCTCTCGCAATCTCACTACCCGGATCGGCTACTGCCATGGTCGCTATTAGGAATAGAATCAGTTTCATCCTCTATCTCCTCCAATGTCTTGGCTGCGAGGAAGTTTTTCCAATCTTGCTTGACCTCTACAGCGGTAATAGATTTGATATTCACTTGCCTCATCAGCATTACTGCCTTGCTAACCTGCTCCTCCGCTGCGGCAAGGGCGTTGAGCAAGTGCGAGGTGTTAAGCTCTAACATCCATCTATCGCTCAGCGGCAAGTATCGATACCAACTCAAGTCTCGCTTTTCATACTCCTGCCCTGCTACTGTGAGTGTTTTCATACAGCTCTGGGTCCTGAGTCGAGTTGCCCCTCAAGCTCGGCTATGCGCTTGTCTCTTTCGGCTATTACCTCAAGGCATTGAGTAAAGTCCACTCTTGTCTGATCCATGCCGAGCGGACCAGCCCAGCCCTTGTCGGTCTTTGTGAACACATACTCGCCGAACTCTGGGACTGTTAACGTTAACTCAGCCATCACTGCTCCTTCCTTGGGAAATCTATCTCTTGCCCAAATGTGTGCATCCTGATCTTACCGGTTTTTGTAACGCGAATCTGGATGTTTTGCTTGGCCGATTTCACATCGAGAACGACCCAACCGTTGTCATCATCAGAATGTATCCGAGTAACTTCGACAGGTCCAAATTGGAAACCGTAGTCTATATCTTTCAGGATGGTTTTTGTAGTCATTTATCTGCATCTATCTCCTTCAATGTCTCAGTTGCTTTCATCCTTCGGTGCGGTTTCCCACATCAGCCCATTCCGCATCATACTCTCTTCTCATAATCTTCTTCTTTCCATACAACGCTATGGGCGGTGGGGGTATCGAGGGATAGGCCAAATCTTTATACCTCTCAATATCTTGCTCATCCTTATACCCACACCCAACTTCTCTACACTCAAACCTCCCCTTTAGGTTTGTAAACAACTTCGCTCCACAACTCCCTGGGCATCTCCTCAAGGAGGTTATCCAATGGCTTCTATTTACATCAGCCTTCTTTACTTTCAATCCCTATCCCCCCGTTCCATTGGATTCCTCTGATCTCTATGAGTTATCCTCTGCCACCATACCACTACATCCGGGTACTCTATCGGTACCCCCATAGGAGCAAAATCATCCCTTAAATCATCAAAGGGTATCATCTTCAACCCTTCTTCTTTTCGAATCTTACTCGCCATCTTAGACACCGCATGTGCGCTTTTTCCCAAAGCCTGGCCTATATCCCCTCCGGTTTTTAAACTAAAGTTCTTAATTAGATATTCCTTCTGTTCCTCAGTCCATATCCCCATAACTCCCCCTGATAATAAAAAAAGAGGGAGCAGGTACTACCCTACTCCCCCTCGGTCTAACTATTCAGCTCGGTGTTTGCTCCAGTTCTCCCCTAGTTCCTGGGTTAGCTTGTTTTTCTTTACTTTGTTAGTAGCTATAAAACTACATCCCTTCAGATCCTCAGCCAATGCCTCTACATCTATGGCGGACTCATCAAAATCTACCCCACTAGCTTGTAGAAAAGCATTCAATTTTGCTCTTGCAAAGTTCCCACCATCACTATGCAAATGCAGGTTTGTCATTTGAAACCAATCATATACCTTCCGACCTTCTGATTGGCTCTCGTCTCTCTGCTCTGGTCCCTCCATGACCTCACTCTGCACCTGTAGGGTTATATTCCCATCATCCTTTACTATGCCCTTAGTATCATCACCTACCTCAAGGGTATAGATACCGGTATCAAGGGGACTCCGTTCCTTCGCTTCGCTCAGACCTGAAATTGAAACTGTGCTCATGTAGAACACCTCCGAAAAATTGATATCTCCAAAGGCAACGCCTTTATAAGAGATGTACCAGCAGGGACCTGAACCCTATGTTAGCCCGTGTTATGTTGCTAACTGGTACAAGGTGATCGGTGATCAGATATGCCCACATCGGGAGTCGAACCCGATTCCGGTGCAGGAGGCTGTTTGCTTCCGGTGACAGGGGGTAAGGAGGTAGGTACAACCCCGCACCCGCCATGGGCAAGTAACATTTAACTAGTTACTAAGTCTTTGAAACTTGCGTTCTCTATCTTCCCAGGCCTGTTCCCTCTGCTTTTTGCTGCATAATACTCATGCCGTTTGGTATAGGTTACATACTTCAACTTATCCCCACTCCCCCTTGGTTCCATATAGAAGAACTCATCAAAATAATGTCCTATCACATCTCTTATACCCCCGAGTATGTTTGGTCTTCCTACGAAGGTGTTTCGGATCTCGTCTTTTTCTAGCTTAACTCCCGCGGTGCATATTACATGACAGGATAGGTCCTTTAAGATATCAAGGATCTTCTTTATTCGATTCTGGAGAGCGTTCCAATCATCAAACTCAGGCTTGTCGTTAGTGGGGTCTTTTGGCATCCGGGTACCTCCCGGGCTTCTCATAGCTTCCCATAGGATCATTTCCCCCAACGCTGTAAGGCTATCGATGATGACTGTTTCAGGGGGTTCCTCGAATGGATCTTCCTTGTCTCTTATTTTATTCAACACATCGCAGATGATTTTATATACCTGATCCTCCTTACTTAGTGACAGATACTGGGGTGTTACTCCCATGTGATTCGCTGTGTTCAACCCTCGTTCTGTGTCTATGACGAAAGGTTTTGGTCCGCTCAAAGCAAACATAGTCTTCCCTGCCCCCGGTTCACCGTATAACAACAGTCTTACTGCGGGGTTCTCTTCTTTGTTGTAAATCCCTAGATTCTCTACCCAATCTTTTAACCTCATTCTTTATCTCCTTGTCGAGGTCTACCTTCATCCTCATCAGGGATCAATGGTTCCCATAAATGAAGAAGCTCTTCTGCTATATTTCGAATCTTTTCTATTTCATTCACTTCTTTTGTATACAAAGTCTCCCCCTTCATTATCATAGACTCCGCTTGTGCTATAAAACCCATGATTTGTGCCTTCTGCCAATTCCTATGACCTGCTTGAACTTGTCTCATAGTCCGTGTTCCCATTTAATCCTCTACCTTCCTTGTTCCTTTGTAGGTATACACACCCTTGGTTGTCCTCATGATCCTCCCGGTTTTCCTCAACCTTCCTAACTGCATCAGGATATAAACCTCTCCTCTATCTGGTAGTTTCTGCATCAACGTCCCACTAGTAAAGATCCCTAAGCTTTCTGCTACCCTTTCTACCTCTGCGTCTATTTCATCCATTAGAAGGGTGCTTGATCCTCTACTTGATCCTCTAGGGGTCTGATCTTCCTCAGGTCCTCGAGATCATCCTCTACCCAAGGGTCTCTATCGAAGGTAACTGGTACTCGGTTTGGGTCTACTTTTGTTCTACATATATCCAGGTACTCACATCCGAACTTCGCGCAGGTGCTCCCGTTTCTAGGGAACAACATCTCTCCCGGATATTCATCTAGGTTATCTACCTTTTGGCTTACTTCTAGGATGGTTCCAAAGATCCCTATCTCAAACTGTGCTTGGCTATAGGAGTCTCGGTATATCTCTCCGGGTCTTTCGCACTTCACACTTGGTGCTCTACCTTCTACTTTGCTTGCTCTTCCGTAGATGATATCCGGTATAGCGTCTGTTACATTCCATTCCGGATGCACCTTATTAATAGCCCATATGTAACTAGTCATCTGATCCATGGCATTCACACTCTTAAAGGTCCCGTCTAGACTCCATCCCGTGGTCTTGGTATCAAACACTACATACCTTTTCGTGGCCTTCTCTCTCATCACTCTATCTAGCCTTACTGTGAATATGTAATCTTCATTCGGTCCAAGTTTAATCTCATACGGTTCCTCTACCTCGACTACATCATAGATCCTCTCATCATACTCTCCCCAGGTGGTATGCCAGCTCTTCAAGTATGCCGGTCCAAGGGTTCGGCTTGTAATCAAGTCCTCCTCTTTAAGAAACTCCTCCTCTCTACCTGCTAGCTCCCGTAGGAAGAACTCAATGGTTGCTTCAATGTCTCTTTGCATACTCAGGTAATAGGCTGCAATGGCCTCATGCATCACCCCTCCAAAGATCAAGGCTTTGGCTGTCCGGGTAGGTCTGTATCCTAATACATACTTTAGGAAAAACTTTCTCCCGCAGTCCCGATATGTCCCATAGAAATGACTCCCTGCTGAACTCTCTCTACTAGATGCTGGCATTCCCTACCTCCCGTATCAATGCATCATACAATCCCCACTGCAACGCAAACCCATCCTTCGGAGACACTGGGTCCTTATTTAAGACGTTTAACAAAAACTCCCCTATAACCGCAAAGGCTCTGACACAAGTAGCTGGTGCTACAAAAGGAGTGATCTTTGTAAACCCATACACATTCCAAATGGTTCGGACTAAGGAAGGGTCGTCTTCATCATCCCAATCAACCACTATCTGTGGTATAACCGGCATGGAGCGCAACACTTGGATAGACTTCTCCATGCCTCTATCCTGCATGCTCTTGTAGGAATCTAACGCGATTTCTTTCACAGTGTCTCTCATTAGTTCTTGAATAACTGCCTCACGTTGTGCTAAGGGGATCTCGTTCATGAATTCTCCCAGCTTTTTTGGTTTTTTTTCCACGGTGTTCATAATACTACCTCCGGTTTTGTTGTGTCAAGCGAAACATGCATGTTACTCAGGGATATTATCCATATCTAACAATACAATGATCTTGATAATGATTTCCTTTTTCATCTGGCTCAAGGTTTCGAACTTCTCAATAAATCTACTTGTACTGCTCTCTACCAAGCACTTCCTTGCCCTTGCTCGGTTCTCGATACCCATCAACCCCATCAAGGTCTCTACCTCGCCTCTTTCAAGACAATTTGCGATATCTTGCATCTCTATATCTACATTTACATACATCCCTTACTCCTTGGTGATTTCTACTATGTTCCTTAATCCTCCCCAATCGGAGTGTCCACACTCCAGCGAAACAAGCCTATCTAACTGACTATGTAAGTCTTCCCAGCTAAAGGTTCCTCTTGTAACCCATGTATGCCGGCAGACTTTGCACTCTAACCTCCACCTCCTTCTAACTATCTCCTTCATCGCGTTTATCTAGTTCCTCAGTGATCTCCTCTATTTGCGTCTCGATGAAAGCCCTTGCCCCCTCTACATCCTCTACTATGCTCTCGAATCTATATCCCTCATTACTGATCTCCTCTAACCTGTCTCGTACTAGGTCTAACTTGGCTTCCTGATCCTCTAATGCTCTCTCTATCTTATCCTCTGCCCCTATTGCCACCTCCTTAAGGGCATTGATGATGTATATCAGGTCCGGGTCCACATTCCCCCAATAGATTCTATCTACCCTATCCCTTACTCCCGGGCAGGTGTCTAAGGTGATATCTACTATCCTTTGCTGCTCGTTATAGGTCATTTCCTTTTCCCCTTTTTTGGTAACAAACTTATCAAGGCTATGATAATAACCGCCCCTACTACCCCTACTACCACTGTCACAGATACAACCCCCTCACTACTGACATTACAAACTTCATATCAACCAACGTGATCTCTACCTCCTCTCTTTCCTCTTCTTCTGCTGCTTCTTCTGGCTTATGCATAGCCTTCAAGGTGCTTTCTATTTCCCAGAATCTCCCCTTACCAGTAACAGCAAGCGTTAGCTTGTTTGTAGGCATCCCATGATCCGGGCCTACGACATACGTAACCTCATACACAGCTAATGGATCTCTCATATTTCTTCCTCCCTTATTTCTACGCTATACCTATCATGATCCAAGTTATGTCCTATAGACCACATCCTCCTTCTTGCTTGGTATTCTTCAGCAAAGGGTCCGTGGGTTTTCCCTACCTTGCTACTCCCATCCTGCTCTACTTTTACAATGTCTACATACCACTCCATGATTCCTCCTACTGATGTGCTAATTCTACCTTGAGCTCATTCGCTTCGTTTTCCATAAACTCTATTACCGTCTTTAATACTGTCTCACTCACCTCACCCCCTACAGTACTAAGCATCCCTATTAGGTGTTCATAACTATTCAGATCCTCTATCTGTTCCTCGGTATTATTCATATTATTTTTTAACTTCCGTTAACGATACTAAATGAAGATCGTTTTCAGTGATATAATCATATGAGTACAAGCCATGTTTCACAGGAATTGAGATTCGGTTCGAGTCTCTTTTCCATGTTTTCACCATGCCGTTGACTTTCCACCGTTGACTTGTGCCATTCGCGTTTAAATACGCAGTATGATATAAAATATCACCTACACGTAATTGTTTAGCTTCGTTCAGTGTTATCATTTCTATATCCTATCGTGGAGAAACTCTCTAGGGATGTCCTTGCCTTCGCGCCAATTTTCCAAAATCCCGACTTTCTGTAGTTTTTTAGAGTCGCTCATTTTTGCAGTTATTCCGCAAGCTACGTACGTGCAAAAGAACCAGTAGCCATCCTCTTCGAGTTTGTAGACCGTTCTGTAGGCGTCATCAAATCGATATTTGTCTGTGTTGGTATCCATTAGATACTCCCACTATTTAACATCATCAATGCCGATATTAAAAACAGCATCATGAAATCGTAAAGCATCAAAAGAAATGTTGTCTTCTCTCAATGTTTCAACGATTATTTCATATGTTGCATGAAACCCACGAAAAAAATCATGAGCTTCATCTTCTGCTTCACTTTCTTTTCTCAACTTTCTCAGGCTTGCTGCTAATTTGACGTAATCTCGTTTAGTCATTTCTATATCCTATCGTATCTGTATTTAAAACTCTTACTATTGCAGGACTCACCGATTTCTTAATACATCGTTGGTGTATTAACTTGATCTATAATTATTTGGCATTCAGTAAATTGCCTTTCTTTGCCAGCCTTCCAATACACACCCCCGATACTATCTGATGGGGTATGCACACCAATACTGTTGGATTCTTGTACAAATAAGCCGAAACACGCATATAGGGTAAAATATTTTGTGGGTCTTTTCTTGCTCATTTCCATGATTTGCTTCTTAGCCTTTTCTATGTTACCGTTTAACTCATGCATATAATGCCCTTTTTATAACTATCGTATCAAAATAAAACTCTTACTATTGCAGGCCTTGCCACCTGCACTGTGACTCACCGTTATT